TGTAATACCTGTCCAGCCGTACCAATACCAAGTCTTGCTGGTGTTGATCCACTTGAAGAATAAATAGTATCGCCAGTAGTGGTCATTGGGTTAGTCATGCCAGTTGTATCTAAATTAGCCCAAGCTAATCCAGTGTAATAAGTTGTAACGTTTGTATCTTTAAGATATGCAAAGTTACCTTCTTGTGGTGAGGTTACAGCTGCATCTCTAGCAGCGGCACTGGCAAATACCCAGACACCTTGCATTAAATAGCCATCTACATCGGCGGCGGTTAATACCTCGCCTGTAACAAAATCTTTAAACCCTAAACCTGCAGCCATTTTTACTCCCTAGTAACTTAGGACATTATAGTCTAAAGTGCCATAAATCGTATCATTTAGGATAAATGCGTCTATGACTGGCTCTAATGTCGTGAACGTGGTTTTCCAACTATTCGGTGTGATATTCATTCTCACGCCAAAAATCTGTAGTGTTTTTTCTAGCAAAGAGCCACCTGGCTGGGTAGTAATTACCTTTATCGGATCAAAGAAATCTAGGTCTAGGGCTGCAATAATGCCGCTGTTGTAATTGTTTGTATATAGGTCAAGGACTATCGAATCTACCCGAATGCTTGTCTCAGCTCTACTAGCCACATAAGCCTGTGCATAATCTAGGGCTACAGCATCGGTCTGCATAAGTAGGTTGTCTAAAAAGTAACTGTGTAAAAAATACTTGTCTATGCTGTCTTGATTTTCAGCGACCATCGGTGAGCCACCAGTCCTAGTAATTGTCGCTTTATTAAATACCAATACATCATTAAGAATCCATGCTGCATCTGAATAAACAATACCTGTGCCATTGTCTGCAAAAATTGTAGGTGTGCCACCAATAGATCCAGCCGTTACAGCTCTATCTTGGAATACAAATGAGCCAGACGCATCTACATATAAAGCACCATATTCTGAATCTGCAACAGTTTGCATAGCTGCTAATGCTGTGCGATTAGTGCCGGGATCTGCCTGCAAAGTAGTAAGACCTGCATCTACATCACGCATAGTCGCTGGCCAGTCAATCTCATCTAGTATCTCGTTAATACGTGTACCTGATAGGTCGCCTGCAATCGCACCTGTAACTGTGCTGATCTGTGCATTAAAGACTAATCTAAATGCATCTACAGCTTTAATCTCAGTATATGCAACCTCTTCTGAATCTTTAGGATAAGTAGTCACATAAGACGTAATAAACCCTGAAAATATCGGATATGTAACACCGCTATAAGTTGCAGTAATCTGCACTTTTCTCATAGGTGTTAACAATTCATAATATGGCCCTGTTACATTCTGTGGATTAAAATCGCCATTCTGATCTATTATGCGTAAAGTAAGTGCGCCTGTTTGGAATTGGTCGGATAACGCATTACGGCCTCTACTAGTCTCAACACGACTTACTTGATTTGATACATCTACAATTATGGAAGCTGCATCACCTAATATGTTAGTACCTAATATGCCTGTATCTAATATCATGGCTTGGGCAAAACTAGGCCCAGTACTAAAATTAATTACAGCATTTATGACAGGCAGTGTCACCCTATGCCACCGTTAACTGTCTGTGTTAAACCATTCTTCTGATTCATTAAAAATGAGTTATAAATTAACTGACCAAACTCACCAGCATTTGGTGCTAGTTCTAAAGTTACATTTACTGGTGTAGCAGTTATTGGGCCTGTATTACCACCTGCTTGGCCAAAGGGTGTGCCTATAAATGGCGTAGATGGCACGTTAGACATGCCACCAGTCTGCCCAGGTGCTATGTTTCTTACTGGATCATAAATTGCAAGTCTTGCTATGGTTGCTCTAAATGCAGCTTCTAATGCTGCAGCACTTGCAGCCATCGCCTCTGCCATTTTCTTTGCAGCTTCTGCAGCGTTCATCTCTGCTAAAAACTTTTTAGCCAAAGCCTCATTATTGTCTAGGATTGCTAATTGTGATTTAAGGCGCAGTTTTGTTTCTTCGTCTGTGGCAGCGTTTAATGCAGCATTTATTCCTATGCGCTCTAAATCAAACTTGTCTCGTAATTCATCTACGGCAGTCTTTTTCTTTAGTTGCTCATTTTCTGCTTTACGTAATGTAACGGCATTTTTAATTACTTGAGTTTCTAATCTTTTTTGTTGAGCATTGATACGGCCTGCAGTTCTTTCCTGACCGCCTCGGTCTTGCTGTGGCATAGCATTTCTGCCTATTTGTTGCAAGCCACCTACATACGCACCTACGACTGGAATATTTCTTACATCAAATAGACTGCCTAATCCAGGTATAGTTGTTAATTCTTTAATTCTTTTAATTACTACGCCAAGGCCATAGATTACTTCACTTGTAGCTGTGGCAAAATCTTCCATGTTATTGGCTAGGCCTTCGATACTATTATCATCACCTAATGCAGTTAATGCATCTAATAGACCTTTACCTATAATTTCTTGTGCATTAGCTGCTGCTACCTTTAATAGATCCATCTTTCCAGCGTAGGTAGTTAATCGCGCTGCAGATTGTCCGGCAAACTTATTATTAAGTTCTTCCATGATTTTATTCATGTCGTTAGTCTTTAATAATGTTTTGCTTAGACCAGCACCTAATCTACTTAAGCCTGCAGTGTTACCTGCATAGCCACGTGCCAAGGCTGTGGTAACAGCTGATAATGATTTACCTGTAGCTGCGCTTACGTTTAATGCTGTGTTTAATGCATCCTGGCTCTTTGTAATTGAGCCTGTTATTGTCAATAATTGCTGGAAGGCTGGGCGTAATTCATCATCTACTACGCCTGTGGCTTTTTGTAGGTTAGCAATATACAGCTCTACACCTGGTGCGCTAAATTGATAGCCAGTGTTTTTTAATTGTTGCTCTAATGATTTGGCGGCCTTCTCATCGGCCATAAATGCCTGTACTGCTTTTTTGCTGTAATTGGTCAGGGCATTAACGCTAAACGCTGCAGCAAAGACTTTAGCAAAACTCTTTATTTGTTTTTCAAAGGTGCTTACTTCTTTTTTAGCCTTCTTTAATCCTTTGTTATCAAAGGTGCTAACTGCGCTTACAATTAAATTAGGCACTATGCAGCCTTTCTAAGTTCTGTGTCTTTTTTAAACTTTACGGCTACGGTATCAATAGCATTAACTACCTTTGGAATAATTACATCTTTAGTCTCATCCCATGCACGATAGATCACACGGCCTCGTTGTTTGCCTTGACCTTTCATGCTACTTAGCATTTCTGCAGCTGAATTAAATTGCTCAGGTGCTTGCGGATTTAACGATTTATTACCTCTAGGCCTGCCTATACGACCTGCTGTTTCAAAAATTGCTCCTGATCGAGAATTGTTATATACATAAAATGCAGCTCTAAATCCTTTGTCGTTTGCTTTATTTTGACCTGCAGAATATTGCACTTTGCTCTTTGCTAGATTGTAGTCGTAGGGTGGAAATAATCTATTCGGTTCTTTAATTGTGTCTATTGATCCTGTGCCTTTACCCCACCCGCTTAATACTTCGTTTTGTTGCGGTAGATATCCGCGTGCTTTATTGCGCACAATTAACATAGCCTGCTTTATATTTTTTGACATTTCTTTGTTTAAATCTTTATCTACTTCACGCATAGCCTTTTGGAGTTGTTTAACGCCTGTGACGACGACTGGCATTTTTCATCTCCTTAGATCTATCGCTTAACACTTGGATAATAGCCCGTAGCATTTCTGTATCCATGTTAATAAACTCACTAGGCGCGATCCCAGTCTCTACACTTAAAGCAGCCACTGTATAAAGAATGGAGTCACGCTGTACTATTTTTTTTCTTCGTCTAATACCTCGACAGTTTCTAAGCTGTCAATAAACTCAATACCAAATATAGGTACAGTTACGTTAGCCCTACGTAAACACTCATGCGCTAAGAAGTAAATCTCAGTCTGCCTCTCGTGATCACGTAGGACTTTACTAATTCCTGCGCCATACTTTAACTCGAAAGCGTACTCGACACCTGGTGTTATCTTATGCTCAGATACCTCACCATTAGCCCTTGTTATCTTTAGCTTTGCCATTATTACTCCTTAAGCTGTTACGTCAACTACTATAGGGCTTTGGCAGGTAAATGTGATTGATTGTGTGCTTATGTCGCCCACTGCGCCGTTCACATCCTGAGTATTGTTTACCAATACTGTTGTTTGATACTCTGGGTTAGTTGCACTAATTACAGCAGAAGTCTGCTTAATTGTTAGTGGCACTGTAGTACCCCATGCTGCCTGTAGTGTTGCGTTTACGTTAGCCGCAGCTGTGTCATTTAAGAAGTCAATAGTAATAGTGCTGGCTTCTAGACCCTTTGCAAACTTATGAGCTGTATCGCCCATAGCTGTTACTTCTAATTCATCAAATGAGCGGTTAATTGTTACGGCTGTTACGTGATCGCTTAGAGCGACACTGTTCAGCGTGACAACAACGCCATTACTTAGATAGATTGCCATTATTCGTTGTCCTCATCTTTCTTAGCCGCTGGTCGTTTAACCGCTGCTGGTTGGTCGGTAATCTGGCCTATTTTGACCAGAAAGTTATGCTCTTCTTCTGTTAGTCCTTTATAGCTCATGTTAACTCCAACTCGTTAGGATTGATACTGTTATTTCAGATACTAGCAAGTCGCCACTAGCTGCATTGACTATAGCAGGTGCTGAAATAGTAGATATGTTTAGTGTAAGACTTGATGCTGCTAGTTTAGTTACTACTGCTAATATAAAGTTTTCCATGCCTGCTAAATTGCCTTGATTGTCAAATGCTGGTGTAGTCATAAGAATCTTAAAATTTGCTAATGGTGCAATAGTTATGTAGTCGTTATTGCTAGGTGTCAAATATGGATCACCGGGCGTAATTACCACGCTGTTTGCGAGTAATGTGGCTGGTGGAAAACTAAAGGTTGACCACACGCCTGCATTGGCTAAGTCTGTTGCAAGTGTGCTGCGTAATGTGGTAATTGCAGCTGGCATTAGCCGACCAGTGAGTTAGGACTAGAATACGGCTGGATGAGACCACGCACTCTGTTAATCAGCTGATAACCCATCCGATATGGGCTTGCAGTGATCCCATCCATACCTACCCCACTAGTCTGGCTAACCTGACGGCTCTGCCATATATCGACAGCAACTATCATCGCAGCTTCTCTTATAGCAGGGGTCGCAGTGTAAGCCTGTGCTTTATGCTCTGGGCCAAGGGCTCGGCCGTATGGTTTAACAAAATGGAAGTTATCGTCTGCAGCTGTCTTTGCGTATTGAATAAAGCTGTAGCCGTTAGGGTATGAACTAAGTGCGTATGTACTCCAAAACATTGTGCCGATTGAAGCGGGCACTGTAGTACCTGGAAATGATCCTGTTAATGTGTATGTGCCGTTATACGTTGCACCACAATTAGACACTGTTATTGATTGACCTGTAGTAAATATGCCAGGATTTGATAATACTAAAGTTGCTACGTTATTGCTAATAGATGAAGCTACTACTGGGGCATCGTTATGCCATAAATAACCCTGTATTAAATCTTCTGCCGATTGGCAGCACTCTTCCACTGTAGCGTCACTGTATAAAGTGCCAATACCTAAATTACTGCGTAACTCTGCCATTGTTACCATCGCAGCGGCCATAGTGTCCTCTCTAAAAAGCTCCCTAGGGCTAGGGCTACTAAACCCTAGGGATTATTAAATTAACTAACTTATTACGTTAGGTTGAAGCGGCGAACGCCACCAGCGACTAATACACCAACGGCCATGTAGCCATATAGTGCTGTTTCGATCTCGCCAGTTGCTGGCTGATTTACAGATAGTCGTAGGATTGGTGACTCGTAAATTGATACTGAAGATGGAACTACAATAAATGCAGACTCATCGATAGTTGTTGACACTGCGTTTGGATCTACGTATAGATCTAGACCTAATACGTTACCACGTAGTGATGTTGGTTGTGCAGCTCCTGCATTGTTCATTGGATTAGCAGCGTTGTAAATTGGGCGACCAGTTGTATCGGTTGCGCCTAATAGTAGTGACCACTGTGATGTACCAGCGATGTAACGTGTTGCTAATTCACCTGTTGCGAGGTATGCAGCTGGTGCTTGTGTAGACACGTAG